TATAGCTACATATGTTGCAGGAATAGAACTTATTAATGATGATAGTGAAGAATCTACAGAACATAGTTTTGTAATTACAGCTTGTAATATAGCATGTGTTCCAGAGTTTGAAGAAACTCCTGTCAAACACCCTATAGTGTAATTACCATTTAATGTGGTTAGTGTAGAGTTAATAGAATTAACTTGTGTTTGTAAACTACAAGTTGCTTGTATTATAGCAGTTAAAATATCATTTAAATTTAACTCTGGTTTATCTGGAAAATAATTACTAACTAAAGAACATATAAGATTTTCTGGAATTATAGGAATAATACCTGTACTATCTAATGTGGAAGTTAAAAATGTAAATATAGCTGTCTCTACTGTTAATAAGGAATCTCCTGTATTAATTCCTAAAGCTGATATATTTGGACCTGTGTATTTTACACATTGATCAGAGACTGTCTCTGTACAACCATTAAAGCAATTATTGCAACTCATTATTTAAATTTTAAGATTTTAATTCTTGAAGCAATACTATTTATACTAAAATTTCCAGCATAATTAGGATTGCAAGTTTTATATTGTAATATTCTTTTATAGTTTAATAGATCTAAAATAGCTGTAGAAGGAACTGATTTATTTAACATAAATACAATGTTATTGTATAAATCAGAACTCAGCTCTGCTAGTTTACAATCTATCTCTTTTATAAGAGAAGGTATATCCTCACATTGAGGACAATTAGTTAATCTAGGATTTAACATTATTGTCTAGGTTTATTAGCACATGAAGTACATAATCCATTTGATAGCTGACAAGGACAACCATATTGTACTCCACACTCAATACAATTTGCTTTCATTAGTAAAAGTTATTTATATAATTAGTACCTGAACATCCACAATCATTTTTCATAAAATGTGATAACATTTTATCTGCTTGATTGTATAGTTTGTTAGCTTCTACAATAGCACAATTATTAGCTGCTGCTATTGCTCCTTGTATAAAGAAATAAATAGTATTTAAGTCAACTTTAGATTGTGTTTTAATAGCTCTATCACATTCCATCATATCTAGTTTCATAAAAGCTTCATCAAATTTCTCTTGTAATTTATCTACTCTTATAATAGACTTCTCTACAAAGTTTACATATGCAGGAGCTATTGAATATTTAATATGATATACTCCATCAGGAAGAGGTTGTGAAACTCCAGAAGGAGTTATATTTAATGTAGCTGATGTAATTACATTGTAATCATCTACTGTAAATGGAATTACTGCTGTGTTAAATCCAGGAGGAGTTATCTCTAATGTAGGACTAGTTACAATAGGAGGAGTATTAGGATAAGTTGATGTATCAATTATTCCTAATGTTAAAGTATTATAAGTTGGAACTACTAAAAAATCTAAATGTAATGTTGGCATATTATTTTTTATTTAATAAAAAAAGAGGGAGGAATAAAATTCCATCCCTCTAGTTTATTTAAAATTAGTTTATTACTAAGCTGAAGTAGTACTACTTGTTGTAGTGATACAAGCAGCTGAATCATTAGGAATAGTTCCTAAAGCAGCAGCTAAAATAGAACCTACTAGTGATGATTCTGTTGATAAAGATTCTGCAGCTATAATAACTATAGAGTTCATTGGAATATAATCTCCCCAAACATAGTTATCATTTCCATACTCATTAAATTTAATATAATAAGTATCATAAGCAGTACCTGGAGTTACATAGCTTTCAAAGTTTTCATTGTATCCTCCCATTCTATATAAATGTTTCAAATACCCTGCTTGGTAGCTATAAAAGTTTTTCTCTAATTGAGAAATCTCTGCACTAGTTCCTCTAGCATAGTTAGAGGTTTGTGTAATTGCTGCTGTTGCTACAATGTTACAATTATCTGCTACAATAAAGTCTGCTGTAGTAGCTGGACCTGAATATACAAAAGTATCAAATCTTAATTTGTCATACTCTTGTGGAAAAGCAGCAACATCACATGGTTGTCCATAAATTGTTAATGGTTTTCCTTCTATTCTTAGTTTAGCATTAGCATCATTACCAACTCTTGTAAATGTATAGAATTGAGTTAAGTAAATATTGTCTGGGTTTGTACCAGGAGCATGTGCACTTAATTTAGCAATAAAAGCATCAATTAAAGCAGGTACATCTACTGTAGTACAAGGAGAACCACCACAATCACAACAAGGAGCTTTTACTGTTACTGAACGTGTAAATCCATTAAAGTATAATGTATTTAAATAAGAAGAAAATCCTCTTATTGTCAATGTTACAACATCTCCACAATATACATTCCATCCTGATACATCTGTTATTTGATTAACTGGAGTAGGACATCCTGTTACTTTATAGAAATCTGTTACATTTGTTTTACAAGCAGCACCAGAAATACAACCAGCAATCTTATCAGATCTTTTTGATCCTTGTAAATAACGATTAGCTAAAGCTCTACCTTGAGCTACATAAAAATATGGAGAAGCAGCAATATTACCAGCAGTTGCTACAGTATAGTCGCTTTTAAAAAAGCCTACTTTTCCTGGGGTTAAATCTTGTGGAGATCCTGAGTTAGCAATACTAACACTAACAGGCACCACAAAAAGAGAGGTTAATGAGAAATCTGACATTTTATATTTGTTTTAAAGTTTATAATTTTTATTCGTTTGTTTGTATTCTATATGTTGCATTTTGTACAGCAGATTGATTTTCTGTATACATGGCAAGATTTTGTACTGTTAAATCTAAAAGTTCATCTTCTAGATAATTTTTTAATTCACAATCTTGATCCTGAGATGGAGAACCATCAAATCTTACATATCCTGTTTTATCTATTCTTAAAGGGTATCTAAGATAAGATAGATAAAGATATTTTGGTGTAAATGTTCCATCTGTAAATATAGATATATTATCGGATGAAATAAAGTTAAAAGTTTCTTGGTATTCAAAAGATGGTTTATAATTTTCATTGTTTAAACAAAATTGTAAATCACCATGCTTTGCAAGATCTCTATTAATCCATATTTTTCTGTCTTTACATCTTCCTTTATCAGCAGTTATATAACTGTCAATATAGAACATGTATCCTGGACTAATATTAACTAATGTTGCTCCCCATTTATTTAATTGTGAATCTTCTAGTATTAATGGCAATGCATGGTTTTCATAAGGTTCTACAAATTTTTGTAAATCTTCATATCTCTTTTTAAAAGAGTCAAGCCCTAAGCCATTTGCTGTAGCACCATCCAGTTTTTGTTTTATCAACTTTATCTGAGCTTCATTTAGAGCTAAGATTTTATCTTCTAACTGAATTTGTTGGTGCTCATTAGTTGATAGTTTATTTAACCTTTGGTCTATTTTATATAATAAACTATCTACTGAAATCATGTTTTATATTTATGTTGAAGCTATTTTTTTAACTTTTAATTTTTGTTCAAGAGTAATTAAATCTTCTTGGTTATCATCATCCATTAAGAATTTAATTAGTTCTTCTTCATCATGGGCAACTTCATATTCTCCTTCATAAATTTTACCATTAGGTTTAGCTCTATATATAGAATGTGATACAGCTTGTTTTACTAAATCTTTTACATGTAGTAAATCATCTTTCATATCTGCAAATCTATTAAATACCTCTACAGGATTTAATGAAGCATATTTACCAGATTTAAACTCAGTTTGTTTTAATAAATTATCTACTAAGTTATATACTACTTCTTCTTTAGTATCTTCTGTTACAGAGAGTCCTAATACTCTAGCTATTTTCTTTTTCTTGTCAGGAGACATACTATCAAACTTAACAATAGCTTTGTTAATCAATTGTTTCTTTTTAAACACAACTGCATTTTCAATATCTTCATCCACTACATAATATTGTGTATCTGCTGGATATTCTCCTCTTTCCCATGCTTGGTAAGAAGATGCAATTGTTGGGTGTACTCTAAGCCAAGAAAAAGCTATTTCTTGAAAAGGAATAGATAAATCAAAAAAGTTATCTCCATCTAAAAGTTTATATGGTTGAACATGTGTTTCATCTGTTGTAGATGTAGAAAGTCCATAATTCCAAAATTTAGATCTAGGACCTAAATCAATATCTCCTAAAAGTGATTCTAGTTTTTCACGAAGTTTTGTAACTCTTTCAATCTCTAGTTGTCTTTCTGTTGGATCTTGAATTCTCTTAATATAAGAAGCATTAGCATCTAACCCTGTTCTATATTGACCATCAACTTCTTTATAAGGATATTTAATTACTCCTGTACCAGGAATTCTTGTCATACCTTCTCTAGCTAAATTGCTGTCCATTGTTTGCAATTGTGAGCTATTAAATTCTCTTTTGATAGTGGAAATTTTTCCTAATTTTGCCATGATTTAGTTAATTTATTTTTGGTTTATAATTTGCAGAGTGTTCCCATTGAAAGGAATGCAATACAGACATGTAGTCTAATATTCATCACTCTAATTTTGAAAAGAACCCCTCTTAGGTGGGAGAGAGGATTGGGTTCAGAGGGGGAGTCTTTTCAGGAATTGTTTGTTATTTTTATTATTAGAATAATATTATTTCTTTATTAGATTTACTACACGTTTTACATGAGTCATATCCATTTGAGGATTATGTAATTCTCTGTGACAATTAGAACATAAAAGCATACATTTTAAAGCTTCATTTAGAATTTCATCATCGTTTTTATATTTTAGCATTTGAACTTTAATTTCAAAACTTTTTTCATCAGGGTTTATATGATGAAAATCAAAAGCTGCTATATTTTTATCATATCCACATTTTTCACATTTTCCTCCAAATAATTCTATTAATTCTAGTTTCTTTTGGATTCCTTTGATTGTATATAGATTAAGACCATGAATATCTTTAAATGCTTTATTATTTTTAGAAGACTTTTTATATTTAGCAGCATCATGACATTTCTGATCACAAAACTTTTTATCTCTTCTAAAGTTTTTCTTACCTTCTTTTTGCTCAAGTTTTTTATTACAAAACTCGCAGTATTTATCTTCTAAAGAAGTTTCCACTAAAATTGTGGAATCTCTTCTATCAATACTGTTCTAGATAAATCTTCAATGAATACATCACATCTGTCTTTCATCCAGATTTCATATCCAGGGAATTTATTAGCTGAACTCATACCTTGAGATTTAGCAAATCCTAAGTGATGTCTTGTACCATCAATATAACCCCATGTCATTGAAGGAGCACCTTTCATTCTAACTTCTCTAATGTTATTAACCATAGATCCATCAGACATTGGAGACACATCAAATACAAAGAATACAGGAGTTGATTTTTTGTTTTGTCCAAACTCTAAATTAGTTTGTGGTAAATCTAATTCTTTTAAGTGAACTAATTCAACTCTACCTGTCTCTCTTGTAACCATTGCATCAAATGCAAAGTTATAAGTGATGTGTTGTCCTTCTCCTTGCATATATCTGTTTCCAGAATCTGCCATGAAAGTTAAACCAGAGTTTAATGCATCATTTTTTAAAGCTTGTTGGAATACATCAAAACCTGCCTCATTAGTGTACATTTTAACTCGTCTATCTTTAACATCTACTCTTCTATAGAATAAATCTCCAAATACTGAACGAATTAAGTTAGCAGAAAATTCACCTCTATTATATTGTACTAAGTTACCATTGTTTCTCATTCTATGGTAAACACCAGCAGATGTACGTTTTAAGTTTTGTTGAGAACCATTAGTTTTAACTGTAGCTGGTTTAGCCCAGATCATACGTTTAACTTTTAATTCTAACATTGATTTTCTCATCCAGAATTCCACAAATGGCTCCCATTTAACATCATTACGAGTTAAAGGTAATTGGTTTCTTCTTTGTGGAGCATACACTAAAATATCTAGTGGTTTTCCAGAAGCATCAACCATCATTTTATCATCTGCCCATTCAGTGATTTTGTGCTCATAACCATATCCTGAACCTAATGATTCAAACATAGTAATTTGCTCACCTAATCTTGGAAGTCCTAATAAGTCTTGGTCAAACTCTCCAATTGCAGCATCTACTAATTCTAACTCTACTCCTACTTTCAAGAATGGAGAATTTGTTGGTAAATAATCAACAGTTGGATTATCTGTTAGAAGAGTGAATGTATATAAGAATCCCATGTTCCATGGTTGAGGATCTTTAATTACATAAAGTCTTGGACCATATTGTCTAGTTCCTACTGATACAATTGCATTTTTAGAAAACTCATTAGAGTCAATTACTAATGTAAACTCTTGTCCATCAATTCCAATTCTAGAATTATTAAAAGTGGAATTAGGAATATCAATAATTTTAGGGAACTTGTAAGGAACAGCAATTTGCCATTTCCAAGCATCACTATTATTATCAATGTAATAAGGAGTTGACTTATTAATCATGTCTAAAAAGTCATTGCTATACAATGAACTTTGTGTGTACAAGCTGATTATTTTTTTATCATAGTCAGCTGGTTCTGTAGAGTGAAAAGACTCTAAGTGATTTGAGTCAGTTAATTTTCCTACTGCACGCTTATCCATAGAGGCTACTCTTGCGTAGGTAAAACCAGTTAACCCTGGAATAGTTTGAATACTCATTTTGTTATACTTTTTGTTATTATTAAATTAAGATTGTTTATTGTAAAAACCAAGATGTTGGGTTTGTTTTATTATTAGAAGTAAAAGACTTATCTTTTGAAGTTTGTCTAGCCACTTCAGAAAATAATGTATCTGTTTTTTTAGTTACTCCTGTTTTTTGTATAGTTGATAATGTTGGGTCTTTTTCTAAAATTTTTAATAAAAGTCCAACTTTAACTTTTAGAGCATGGTTTTCTGGTTTCTTTAAATCTAAAATAGTTCTATCAAAATCAGAAAGAGTTTCTCCTGTTGGAGTTTTCCATTTGTCTACTAAAAGAAAATCTTGCAATTCATTTACAAGTTTAGGATTTAATGGAATACCATCAAATTCTTTTGCTTTAAGTTTATCATTCAATACTTCTTGTACATTTTTAATGTATTGACTTTTAACTTGCATTTTATATTGTAATTCTGCTTCTGCTTTTTGTTCTAAGTCTTGAAGTTTTTCTGCTTCTTTTTTAACTAAAACTTTATGGTGTTTTGTAGCTACAGTTTCAAGGTCTCCATAATTTTGAATTCTTTCTACTTCTGTATCTATGTCTTCAGGATCAAATCCTTGATTAGCTAAAGCTTGTTTTACTACTTTAATTTGATTTGCTTCTTGGGATAAATCCATTTCAGCAAAATTTACTATTTGATTATAAGTATTAAAGTATTCTTTTGGATTAGCCCCTTTTACAAATATGGCATCAAATGCATTTTGATAATCTTCTCCAAATTGTGAAATAAAGTTTTGTACTATTTCAGAAGCTCCTTTTTTCTTTTCTTGATTAAATCTTTCTAAGAATTCTTCAGGAGTTGTAATGTTTATACTTTCTTCATCTTCTTCTTTATTAAATACTCCTAGTTTAAATAGGTCATTTGCTAAAGCAGTAAATTGAGTTCCTTGAGAAGTTTCCTCTTCTTCTGTTGTTTGTGAAACAGGAGTTTGTTTAGTTTCTTCCTCTTCTTCTTCATCATCATTACCTAAAAAATCTTTTAATGCTGCTTGATCTTTTTGTTTATCATCAGCATTCTCTGGTAGAGGAGTAATCTCTTTTCCTTTAGGTTTATCTGTAACAGGAGGAGTTACTTGTTCTGCTTCTTTAATAATAGGAGTGATTTCTTCTGGAGATGTTGTAGAAGTTTCAGGAGCAAATAAATCATTTAATAATTCAGCATTTCCTGCACCATATTCCATAGTATCTTGAATACTAAATCCATTTGAAGGGATTTCAATATTATCAGCCATAATTTAGTTTGTATTAATATTTTGGTTTATTTTCTTTGTAAAATTATATAAGATATATTTAACTACAAAATTTTATTTTGTATTTTAAAAAAGTTTTTGAGATATATATAGCATTAAGTGTTTTTCTTATTAAAGTTTGTTACAACTTTTTAGGTCTTTGTCTTAGTTTTGCTATTTCTAAGTCATTTGCCATCTTCTCTCTTTCTGCTTCTATCTTATCTTGTTCAATAGCAATTTTAGAATCAAATTGTTTATTTTTAGATTGCATATCTGCCATTTTTAATTGATAGTCTTTTGTAGCTTTATCTTGTTCATGTGTTAATTTAGAAAGCTCTAATACATCTGGAACTTGATTACTGTTAACATCTTCAGATTGTACTTTACCATAACCTGTTGCAGATATGATAGCTATCTTCTCTTTAGAATCTCTATCAAGTTGTTTTTGATAATCATCATGTACAAGTTGCTCTTCATGTTGTTGTTGAGCTTGTTGCATTTGTGTTTGGAATTGTTCATTTTGTTGATCAAGCTCTTGTTGTTTTTGTTGCATTTGTTGTTGTTGAAGAGCTTGTTGTTTATCTCTAAGATCTCTAAACACTTTCTTCATTTCTCTCATAGATTTAGTAGAGTATAATTCAATAACATCATATAATGATCCACCATTCTGCATTAAAGGTTGTGCAAGTTGTCTTAGTTCATTAAACATTTGTGTATCCTCTGGTCTATTTGTAGGGAACACTTTTAAATCTCTAAATTTTAAATCTGTACCATTCACTTGTATAAATGCTGATTCTCCTTCTGATGTAATATAAGAAAGAGTAGATTGTGGTTTTTGAGATTCTATATATTGTGAAGCATCAATGATAGCTTGATATAATTGACCCATTGTATAATCATGAGCTACAAATAATGGTTCTGTTTGAGAATAAGATTGTTGTATAGCTGTATTAGTTCCTGTTGCTGTTTCTGATGCAGAAATAGAACCAAGTCTTTGTTTAGACATACCTACTAACTCCCAACATTCATTTTTCATTTGTTGAGCTAAAGTATATCTAGATTGTATCTCTTGTGTTCTTGTCATATCAATATCTCTAAATTGATTAAAAGAACTTGGAGATTTAAGATTTTCAGGGCTATCATCTATAAATACAACTCCTCTATTTCTAGCTTCCATTTCCCACATATCTAATGCATCTTGTGCATCTCCATCTTTAGGAATAGGAATATGTCTAATAGACATAAGTTGTACTTTACCTATTTCTTTTTCAAGTAGTTTATATAATTGATTCATACAAACATTATATATAACTTGAAAAGGTTTCATCATATCTACTAAGCTTCTTGCTTCTGTATTTTTAACCTCATGGGTTAGTCCTATTATAGGGCAATAATTAAATAGATTAAATGGTTTAATGTGATAGATGTCTGGACCAATTTTAATACCTTGATACCATTGATTAACCCAACCCCATTCTAATGATTGTTGTGTTGGTATTGTTCCTGATTTATAATTCTCATCAACAAGTGTAGATTGTTCATTTCCTAATTCATCAAGGTAGATTAGTTTTCCTATTTTCTTTTTAGAAATCCAATAGGTTCTAACCACTACATATTTATAACCAAAAGAAGATACATTAGAAGTTAGTCCTAAGAAGTCTTTAAGTCCATCATTATTCTCTTTCATTTCTGATTCAATAATCATTCTTGTTTGAAGAACTAATGGATCATATGTATCATATGTAACAGAGTCTATACCTGGTGATATATTAGGATTTCCTAAATTAGATTCTCTAACATTAATAAGGCCATAATCTTGTAATGAAGATCTAAGGTGATCTATCTCTTCTTTTGTTAAATCTGGAATTGCTTCTATTATTTCAGAAAGTTCCATTACTTGTACAGTTCCTGCAGCATAAGCTCCTTGTGCTCTTCCTGTAGGATCTGAAATCCATTTTCTATCTGGAGTGGTAAGAAAGAAAGTGTTTTTAGGATTAACTACTTCTATATTAAATCCAACCTTAGAGTTATCTTCATATACATGATAGAACTCTCTTCCTGATATAAGTAAATCTCTAAAAGCATCTTCTCCTTTTTCTTTAAGATTAAAATCTGCTTTATTACAAGTAAGCACTCTATTAGCCCATTTTTCTGCTACAGATGTATAAGAATCTAATTGATCCTTAACTTGCTCCATAGTCATTTTCTGTAAATCTTCATCAGAAAGCTCTTGTCCTTGTATAGATGCTTTTTGTATAATCTTTTCCTTAGCTTGAGCTACAATAAATTGTTGAAGGAGTTCTGTTTTAAATTGTAACTCTTCAGCTTGACTATCTTCATCAAAAGCTTTTACTCTATATGTATCTGGTCTTTTAGAGACTTCTCCTATTAGTTCATTAATAGGAGTTGTTATAATAGAATAATGTTTTACATATTTAGGGAGTCCTACATTCTGTTCTAATATCTCTGTAAAAGATTTTACATCTGGTTCTTGGTAAAAATCTTCTTGATCTAATATACCTTTAACCAAATCATAATTTTTAACAAATGTATCTCTATTCTTTACATATTCAGCATAAGCTTTATTTGCAAAGTAGTCCATTGTATTTTTTATCCAGCTTTCATCCTTCTTTTCTTTCTCTGTTTTAAATTGATCAGGAAAGATATTAAGATAGGCATATCTGATTGTTGCATCCTTAGTATATCTAATTATTGGCATAATTATATTTTGTTATGTAAACAGTTTACGTTTTTTGTTATTGAATATTCCTTTGGAAGGAGTAAATAATGTATTCTTTTTTTGTGAAGAAAACATAGCTGTAACTCTATCATCTTGTTTGCTTCCTATAGATCCATATAAAGGATCCATTTTCATAGCTAGTGCTATTGCTAATTCTGCTGCTACAATACGGTCAAAGTTTCCTTCTTCATTATATTGTATCATTTCTTCTAATAGTACAGGGTCTAATATTTTAGATACTCCTTTTATTTCAGATATAGTTTTTCCTTCTTCATCTGTTTCTTTAAATATAACTCCTTCTGAGTATTTTTTTAAACAACCATGTAAAAAGTCTCTAATCTTTTCAGCAGACCTGTGTATACCAAATTCTCTCCTCACTGTAGTATTTGGAACTATTTCTGTAAGCCATTGTGGTTGTCTTTCTAAATAATGAGAATCTCCTTTTGAAATCATATAATCTATAAAAGATATTTCATCATTCTCACATAGAGTTCTAGCATTATAATATTTAATAAGATAGCGAGCTTGTTCTTCCCATGTTTCTTTTTTATCTGGTCTAGCACAATAAGAAGCTACAAACATATCTTGATATTTTTCTCCTGATATAGAATGCATACGCTTATATATATAAACAGATCCTAATGAGCTTGAATATGCAGACTTACCTTGTCTATAAGGGTCAACTCCTGCTACATATAATCCATAAGGAGGATTTGCTATAGGAAACTCATATATAACTACAGGAGCATCTTTTCTATCTGTATTTTTTAATGGAAAATTAGAAATAGGAAGTTTATCTGTAAACTCATGTTTAACTCCTTCTCCATCATCATATAATATAACAGGAGTTCCTGTTTTTTCTTCTGAAAGTAATTTTGATTTTTGTCTTTTAGCAGCTTCTATATCAAAAATGTTTGTATCTTCATTTAAAAATATATCATCCACTTCTTGAGGATAATACATTTTTTCTTTTAAATAAGCAAGTCTATCTCCTGCTTTTCTAAGTCTTTCTAAATTATCTTCTGTTATTTTTGTAGCTAATTCTTCATTAGAAACCATCATTTCTACTTGATATAATGAAGAGTTTTTAGGAGCATTTATATAATCACCAAGAGAAGACTTTTCTTTAGCCTCCATTCTATATTTATGGGAAATAAATAAACCATGAACTTTCTTTTCATCCTTACTGTTATTGTATGTTAGAAAATTAAAGTTATCTACATCAAACATTAATGATTTAGCATCCATAAATTTCTTCATATCTCCACCTGTACCAGTAAGTATAGGAGAGCATCCCCAACCAAAGGGAGTTGTAAATCCAGGAACTGCTGCTTGAAATCCTCTAAGAAAATTACCTTTTCCTATCTCATCAATAATAAGTCTTCTAGGTTTTGTACCTGCAATAGCTTCCTCATTATTTCCTTCATCAAGGTTACGAATTATTATTTGAGAAAAAGGAATTCTCTCTCCTGATTTTGTTTTAATCCCTAATGTAACTTGGTTCTTCCAATTATCTTCTACTCTCTGCCATCTCCAAGCTTTTGGAATAAAGTTTAATCCTTTATCTATTTTATCTGTAATAAGTTTTATATCTGGAGCATTTAATCCTGCTATAATATTCTGTGAGTTTTCATCAAACGTAGCTCCATGAGCTATATAAGAAGCTTCTATAACACTTTTAGCAAACCTTCTTATACCTAATATAACTAAACCTTTTTTCTCTTTGTGAGCTCTATCTATTTCATTTGTAACAAGCCATTCATTATCTCTCAATAAAGGATTGGCATATTTTTGGTTTATTCTTCCATACTCATCTACATAATCTACTTCTGTGTTCCAAAAGTTTAAATGCCACAATAAAAAAGGATTAATATATTGTCCATCCATCATTGCTCCATTAGTACAAAGTTCTTTATGAAAATTAAAGAATTGTTTATACTCTAGGGAGGTTTCATCAGGAATTCTTTTTTGATTAATAAACCAATCCTTATACTCTATATTATGTAATTGCATTATTTTCTATTTTTAAGAAACTCTTCTGCCATACTCCCTAATTGTACATCTCCTCTTATGGCTACAGATTTAGCTTCTTCTTTTTCTCTTAATTTATCTACAACTTCTAATAATTGTAAATACTTAGTAAGAGTATCTTGTACACATTTAATTTGTGCTTCTTTTGTAGCAGTTACTACCCAAGCATATCCTCCTTTAGGCATTTCTTTTTTACCCCATCTATCTTCCACTTTATCTACAGGATTTGCTTCTATATAATCTCTCCATTGTTTTAAAGAGTTTTCTGCAAAATCTAATTCTGCTGATATGTAACTATTTTTTTTTACTGCCATTTTTAGTTAGTTTTAAAAACTTTAACACTTTATATTTAAAGCTAGTTTTATATTTATATTGTCTATAATTATCATATTCAACAATACCAGATATAATTTTATTATATCTAAGCTGTTCTTCAGAATCTGCAGGAAGTCTATTTGCTAAAGCATATTCTTTATTTTTTTTACGAGTTAATATTTCCTCATATTCTTTAAGTACCTCTAAATAATAAGGACATATAGATTCTTGCATACCTTCTATATGATAACTTCTTATTGTAAAAAGTTGATTTGGATTATTACCTACACCGATTATTCTTTTAGGTTCAATAATTTTTTTACCTTCTTCTGTTGTTTCCATTATGTAGTTAGTTTTATTTTTTTTTTATTCTTCTTCTTCTTCTTCTTCTTCTAAGAGCTTATGAAGATTCATTCCTCCCTCTATTATTTTATCTATATCTTCATCATGCTGAATATCTGAATCTAATTCTGATAAATAGTCTTGTAGATTTTCATAGAAAGCTTTATCTGAAAGATTCTCTATATTATATTCATTAAAGCTTGTAGAGAGGTGTTTTCCTAATGTTATATTAGGATATTGAATATTTAATTTTTTTAATAGAGCTAAACACTCTTTATAATAATTTTTTTTCATATCAAATCGTCTAAATCTTCTTCTGATAATTTAACATCCGAAGGATTTTTAGGAAGAACTTCATCTTCTTCTAAAGCCTCTGGAGAAAGATATTCTGGTCTAATAGAAAGATATATTGTGTCTTGATTTCCTTCAGGATCTATTCTTCCTTTAAAATCTACATAATCATATCCTGCTTCAAATAAAGAATTAAGAATGTCTAACATAGACTCTATAGGAATCATTTTTATTTTTACATTATCCATGGCTATTAAATATTTCGTTGTTTTGTTCTTCTGTTAATTCCTCTTTCCATTTTTCTTTAGGACAAGAAGAAGAAAGGGATTTTGTTTTTGTTATTAAAGGACATCCACAAGATGTACAATGTTCATCCTTTCTCATTGTATTATGTTTGCTAGAATGAAAAGGACATTCTCTACATATAGAAAGTCTATAATTAGACACCTCTTCTATCTTCTCTTTTAGTTTTTCTGAAGGGAGTAAATGATTTTTCCACCCTTCATATATATGAAATAAATTCATAGTAATTTTGGTTTTAATATTTCTATTTCTTTTTTTACAGAATCTAGTTTTTTATTTAATGTATTTAATTCTTTTTCTTCTGTAACTTCAGGGAGTCTATTATTATAACTCTCTAATATATTTAAATATTTAGCATATAATTTATTTGCTCTAGCTTGAGAAAATTTAAACTTTCCAAATCCAGAAATCTCTACACTATTATACTTAACCATAGCCTCCACTAAACTAGAAAATTGATGAACTATAACTTGATCAATAATATGCTCTGAATATTTATCTGAAGCTATTTTAGAAACCAAAAACTCTCTAACAGATTTATTATTGGGAATCATGTAATAATGTAATTACTAAAGAAACATCTTTTTTAAAATTAAGAGAAAGAAGAGGATTGATTTTTATTTTCCCATCCATCTTAACTAACACCTTAACCTTTTTAAGCTTTGAAATCATATTATTAATAGTGGGAATAGAACTATTATATAAAGAACAAAACTCCTCTTTCAAATGCTTATAAGAAATATTTCCATGTAAAGCTGTATAAGCTACTAATTGTATTTCTCTCTCTGTCATTCCCAAATCATTAATAGTAGATATAATACTAAAATATCTCTCAGCTATTTTAAAATCCTCTTTAAACTTTTGGTTTATCTTCTGAACTAACATGTAATTATTTTTTACAAATGTATAAATAATATTTTATATAACATATATATAAAATAAAAATTATTATATCCCCTAATAATACACCCCACCCACCCTCCAAAATTAGTACATATTTTTTACATAAAAAAATTTTTTTATTTTTATATACTACTTTATACACATAACCCCCTATACAATAATATAATTATAAGACTCCCCCTATACAAATTATTTGGGATTGTTTTTGTTGTGTAGAATTTTATTTTTAAAAATTTTTTATGTAGAAAGGATCTTTGGGGTATGCAACATATACATACCCAACTATGTTATTCTTTTAAAATAACATCCCCTATGTTTATATTTACCATATTCATTATTAATACATTTAATAATTTTAGCTTTTAAAAAATATTTAGAAGCCTCTTGTATAGAAGAATAAACCCTTTCTTCTTTTTTCTTTATATCATAAACTAATACTTTTGATCTTTTTATATTTCTTTTTTCATAAGGAATAATATCTTCTAGATTTTTTTTAATATATTTTTTATAGTTGTAATCTTTCCAAGTTTTTCTTTTTTCTTTAAGAACTCTTTTAGTAAAATTAATATAATCAAAATTTGGATTATAATTTTCTTCTTTTATAATTAACCAACTTTTAAAAGATTTTCTAACTTTTTGTAAATCATTAGTCCAATAAGAGCAATAATCTGATATTTTATTTATAGGACATTTTGTTATAACATGCACTTCTTTATAAGATTTTGTTTGTATTATTTCTTTAGTTATTGAATTAATAACAACGCAACTAATTTCTTTTTTTAATCCCCTTTCTATCCCATTATTAATACTATTATTTTCAACTGTAATAGACCCTGGCAATACTTTATTATACCCATAGTCTTTTTCTAATGTTTTAAAAAACATTATCCATTTAGTCTCTATTTGTTCAAATTCTTTATTTGTTAAAGAATTGTCTAAATATTCTAGCATTGTATATTTAAAATTATCGAAACCATATTTATTAAAAGCACTTTGTAGATGTTGATTTGGGTGTATATTTTTCTTTAAATTAAATCTATGATTTTGCATCCTTCTAATGCAATTTCTAGAATATCCAATATATCTTTTATTATCAATTAAAGATATTATACTATAAACTCCAGGAACTTTTTTATTTGTCATTTTATTTATTTTTTAAATTATTTTACAAATATAAGGGATACTTACCTATTTACAAAATAAAATTTTAAAATTTTAAAATCTTTTAAGTAGAAAAGTACTTAGTCCACAGCTCACCAAGACCCCACACACATTTTGGAGGAGTAGGGTACCTCCCTATGGTTAGCTCTGACAACTAGCAATTGTCATCTTCCCAAAACCCTTTTTAACATTTGGAGTAAATTAAGCTCAATATATTATTAACAATTTAAAAGTAAAAAAGAAAATGAAAACAAAAACTTTAACAAGTGGAAATTTTAGTGCTAATGGTAATTTTAGTGGTTATGATGCACAAGGAGAAAGATGGTTTGTTCACGGTAGAGCAATGGAGGCTTTAGGAATAAAAGCAGACTCTGATTTAAAAGATGTTTTTCCATTGTATGCTATGGTAACTGAAAGAGAGATTCAGAGTAGAGATGAAAATGGGGAGTTATCAGATACTATGGTAGTTCGTAAACAAGCTACTACAGTATTTAGAACCATTGATGAATTGGTTAAAGCTAAAAATGCTGACATTGCTCTAGAGATTGCAATCAAAGCTGATTTAGAAGCTACAGTTAGTAAATCAGGATTGACAGAGGCTTCTGTTAAAGCTCTATTAGAGGCTTCCATCTAATATTAAGGAATAAG